CTATAAGGAACAAGTACTTCACGGCCTTCTGATGAACGATAGTCCTTCAGTCCACCAAAATGCTTTGTGTTAGCGGCATCACTACTCATGCCGTAAAACTGTACGAAGTTCTTTGCTTGTATTACACTAGTTTCGTCATTGTCAATTTCATCTGTAATATAGCGTTTAGTAATTACTTCGCCGCCGCCTTGATCATGGCCAGCAAGCATACCACCAAGCATCACAAAGTCGGCGCCGCCAGCAAAAGCCTTAGCCACATCGCCAGGACAAGTACAGCCGCCATCAGCGATAATATGTCCACCAAGTCCATGCGCCGCATCTGCACACTCAATGACTGCACTAAGTTGCGGATACCCGACTCCTGTTTGGATTCTTGTTGTACACACGCTTCCTGGTCCAATTCCGACTTTAACAATATCTGCTCCACTTAAAATTAACTCCTCTGTCATTTCTCCAGTAACTACATTACCTGCTATAATTACTAAGTTTGGAAATTTATCACGTACTTTTTTAACATGTTGTGCAAAGTGATCACTGTAACCATTTGCAATATCCATACATACGTATTTTAGTTTATTGCTTACTTTATTATATACATCAACTAACTTATCAAAGTCTATTGTTCCTGTACCAATACTCATAGCAATATTTTGTGTTCTTCTGTTATCTGGATAATCATTATTAAAAAAATCTACAAGTTCTTCTACTGAATATGTTTTTACTAAACAAGTAAAAACATTTTGTTGTGCTAATTCATCTGCCATTTCAAATGTTCCAACACCATCCATATTAGCAGCCATAATAGGAATACCTTCGTATTCGTGTCTGCTGTTTCTGAATTTAAACTTGCGTTCAAGTCTTACTTGTTTGCGTGAACTTAATGTACTACGCTTTGGACGAATTAAAACGTCACTGTAGTCTAATTTTATGTCTTGATCAATTCTCATTATTGCATACCCTTTTTCTTAAATCTGTTGTACTGAATCTGTGATCTCTTTTATTAAAGTGTAGCTCAATACCACGCTTACGACATACATCTTTTCCAGTAAATTCTTTTTCTTTATATTCGTCGCCTAAAAATCTAACATCTAACTGAAACAGTTCTAGTATATCAATTAAATCTTGTTCTGTTTGATATGGTACAATCTCATCTACAAATTTTAATGCATTGAGTTGTGCATAACGTTCTACCATTGTTTGTATAGGCTTATTCTTTGTATCTGGGCGATCAATAGTCGGATCGCTTTGTAATCCTACAATTAAAACATCACAATTTGCTTTTGCTTCTCTGAGCATGCCTATATGACCTGCGTGTAACAAATCAAATGTACTACATGTAAATCCTATTTTCATATTATAATCCTAAAATTCCGTATGCTTCGTATGGAAGCCAATGTGTTTTCATCCGTTCTGGGTGCCATAACACTGTTATCATATTGTCTAATTTCCAACTTTCACAAAATCCATACTCATCTGTTGCTAATACTGTTGCACCCGTGGGTATAGTTTTTAGTACTTCTTCATGTCTACTATAAACTTCAACATCACTACCCTTATAGTTTACACTATGATTGATGTGATGTCTACCGTTTTCTTCTAAAGATCCACCATGAGCAACCGTCAGAAACTGACAGCCTCTGCTGATTCCTAATATTGGTTTATTGTATAGTTTTGCTAAATCTAACGTGTGTTTCTCAACTCGTAAACGATTTTCATTGTATTGCCAGTTTCCTGGTATCATACTATTGCCGCCTGTAAACACTACTAAGTCACTATTAACTATTGTATCTGTTCTATAATGCTCTAAATGGTTTGGTATTGGTAACAATGTATGACCTGAAAACATTTCATAAAATCCATGATCAATGCTATCGTACGGTCCGTTTCGAAATTCAATCACACGTTGCGTGATTGCTATTTTCATTTAATTGTTTATTCTGCTTTTTCTATTGTGACATCTAATGGAAATTGGTTTTTCCGTGCGTCAGTAATAGTTTCCACACATTTTTGTTCAGCTACTTCGTAACTGTATGTGCCTGCAATGCCTCGGCCCTTTTCGTGGACTTCAAGCATCACGGAGTTTGCTTGTTCCGTTGACCTATTATAAATTGTCAGTAAAACATTTACTACAAACTCCTGTGGCGTAGAGTCATCATTTAACAATACAACATTGTACCGTGATGGTGGTTTTAATTTAGTTATTTCTGCTACGCTACTTGATGATGCTTGAGTCATTTTTTTACCTTATATTAGTCAATTTTAATAGTTCGTGGTTTCTTTTCGTCTGGAATATTTTGTTCCAATGTAACTACTAAGATACCGTTATCTAGCTTTGACGATGTTACTTCTACATAATCAGCTAAACTAAATTCTTTTGTAAAGTTTCTAGTTCCAATGCCTTTGTGTAAATATTCAATCTCTTCCTCGATTGGTTTCTTTTCAGCGTTAATTGAAAGTGTATTACCGTCTTGTTCGATTTTTATCTCGTCTTTATTAAAACCTGCTACTGCTAGGCTAATAGAATAGCTACTGTCACTTTCCTTTACGATATTGTAAGGTGGGTAACCGCCTGTGTTTGTTGCGAATGCATTTTGCATTTCATCAAACATACTATCAAATCCTATTGTAGTCTTATAAAAATCTGGAAGATTTAGTGTTGTTAATCTAGTCATATCTTTTCTCCTTATATTAAGCAAGATTATTTAGAACCCTTTCGGCGTTCTATGTATACGGTAGGAATCAGTCCTGTTGTATACATTGTTATTTATCCACATTTGTGAACAAATTCAGTTATAACGTATTAGTATAGTCTTTTCTTTACGATTGAATCTTTAGCTATTTCTCTACGCCTTCTAGCTCGGCCTGCCGCCTCTGCTTTAAGTCTTTTTTCAGTGTTGCTAACGAAGTATCTGCGTTCGCGTACTTCATTCATAAGTCCAGTTTTCATGACTAACTTCTTAAGTTTTCTCATAGCTTGTTCTACATTGCCATTTCTAACTTCTACAGATAGTCCAGGACCAAACTGAGGTTTGTCGTCACGTTTATTATTTCTATTATAGTTTCCCATGTTTACCTTTATTGTATTTTACCAGATACTCGATTGTTCTGTGATGATATTTGCTCGTATTCTACTTCTAATAGATAAGCAAATGTATTTAGCAATTCCCTTGCAAGGTCTTGCCGCCCACGTTCTCTTCCACGCAAAACAACTGTAACTGTTACTTTGTTATTTTTATCCAAAAATTTACGAGCTGCTTTAGCCTTAGTCTCTAAATCATGTGTATCTATGTTTAGTCCCATACGCACTTCTTTGGTCTCTACAACGCTTTCTCGTTGCTTTTTCTTTGCCAATTTTTCTTTTTGCTTTAATGAATACAAATGCTTGTTTAGATCAATTATTTTACAAACTGGTGGGTCTGCCTTTTCGGCGATCAACACTAAATCTAAATATAACGACTTTGCTTCATCTAAAGCATCCTTTAAAGACAGCACTTGGCTCTCACCGTCTGGAAAGTTTACTCTAACTTCTTTTGCTCTTATTCGATCATTTGCGATTACAAATGGGCCTTTTGTACGTTGTTTATATCCTTTATTTCTGTTCTGCATTTTCACCTTTAATAAATTGTGGTTGTGCGTTTCTAGAAATAACTTGTTCATTTATAATAATTTTGCGTACTCCCTTTTCATATAATTCTGGCAATTGATATTGAGTTTCTAATAGTGCTTGGTCTAATATTTTACGTAAACCTCTAGCACCTAATTCTTCATCAATGGCAATTGCTGCAATTTGTTCCAATGCTGTTATTGTAAACTCTATTTGTATTTTGTCAAGTAGAAAAAGCTCTTTTATTTGATCTATTATACTACCCATTAGTTCAGTTAGTATTCGTACAAGATCGTTCTTATTTAACGGTGTTAAGGCGTTTACAGACGGTAATCTACCCACAAATTCTGGTATAAGCCCATACTTCACTAAATCTCGTGTTTGTAAGTGCTTTTCCCACTGTTCTACATCGGCGTCTAAACCGTCGTTAAATCCTAT